ACCGTACCCGCATCCAAGCCTACCACTACTGCCGCACCTTCCGGTCGGCCCAGCTGGGCACAATAAGGAGGTCGGCGCATGATATTAAGACCTCGTCAAAAGCTGTTTGTGGAGCGCAGTCTGACTGCGCTTAAACAGCACCAAAATACTCTGGGAGTGGCGCCTACGGGCGCCGGCAAAACCATCATGCTGTCCGGTGTTACCGGGCAGTGGTTGGCCGGTGAAGATGCCAAGGCCTGCGTGCTGGCCCATCGCGATGAACTCACCACTCAGAACGAAGCCAAGTTCCGGCGCGTGAACCCTTCGGTCAGCACTTCTGTATTTGATGCCCATGCAAAGTCCTGGGATGGTCAGGCCACCTTTGCCATGGTGCAAACGCTGTGCAGAGACAGCAATCTGCAAAACATGCCCACGCTGGATCTGCTGGTGATTGATGAAGCGCACCATGCGGCGGCGCCTACCTATCGACGCATTATCGATCATGTCCGTGATCGCAATCCGAAGGTCGCCATTTTCGGCGTAACGGCTACACCCAACCGGGGCGATAAGAAGGGCCTGCGACCGATATTCAGCAACGTGTCGGATCAAATCACCCTCGCGGAACTGATTTCGTCAGGCCACTTGGTCCCACCACGTACCTTTGTCATTGATGTGGGTACACAGGGAGAGCTTTCTCAGGTAAAGCGCGCGTCCGACGATTTCGACATGACGGCGGTCGACGCCATCATGAATAAGGCGCCAATCACCGATGCGGTTATCCGTCACTGGAAAGACAAAGCCCACGACCGACCAACCGTGGTGTTCTGCTCCACTGTGAATCACGCTCGTAATGTGGCAGAGGCTTTTACGGCTGCCGGATTTGCGGCAGAGCTGATCCACGGGGAGTTGACCACAGGTGAACGTCAGGCGGCACTAAGTCGCTTTCAATCGGGCGAATCCCAGATCATCGTGAATGTGGCTGTCTTGACCGAGGGTTGGGACTTTCAACCCACCAGCTGTGTGATTTTGCTTCGACCCAGCTCTTACAAATCCACGCTGATCCAGATGATCGGTCGTGGCCTACGCACTGTCGATCCCAACGAACATCCCGGTGTCACCAAGAGTGACTGCATTGTGCTGGATTTTGGCACCAGCACCTTGCTGCATGGCTCTCTGGAGCAAGACGTCAATCTGGATGGCCACGAAGGATTGGGTGAGGCGCCGCAAAAGGAATGCCCTGGATGCGGTGCCATGGTACCGGCGGCGATACGCGAATGTTCGCTCTGTGGTCACGTATGGGAGCGCACAGAAAGCGAAGGCAAAGTCGATCTCTCCGATTTTGTTATGTCCGAAATTGATCTGCTGAAACGCTCATCGTTTCGTTGGTGTGATCTGTTTGGTGACGACGCGGCACTGATGGCGACGGGATTCGAAGCCTGGGCAGGCGTGTTTTTTCTGGCAGGTCATTGGTATGGCATGGGTGGCGGTAAGAAGCAGCCGGCGCGTCTGCTTGCCAAAGGCGATCGAACGGTTTGTCTGGCTGCTGCCGACGACTGGCTGAACGAGCACGAAACCGAAGATGCCGCGAACAAATCGCGCAAATGGCTCAATCAAACGGTCACTGCGCAGCAACTTCGTTACCTGCCACCGGCCTATCGAAAAGACTTCGGCCTGACCCGTTATCAAGCCTCTTGCCTGTTGGCATTCCAGTTCAACAAGCGCGACATCCAGTCACGCATTTTTAACGCAGCAGAACGCAGGGAGGCGGCTTGATGTGCACTACCGATGTTTTATATGCCACCGCCCACCGCGAGGCTTTGGCTGGCTGGACCCCGATCGCAAACAAGCACCAGAGCAACGGCGAGCCAGCTACAAGCGGTTCTGCTCCAAGCTCTGCCAGGACATTCACTATCAATTGCAGCGCAAGGGGGTGGCAATGAGCCGAACGGATCTTGAACAAAAAGCGGCTGAATCAGTGCTAGCGCCACTGGCGGATTACGTTGTCAGCGTCGGCATGAATAAAGGTTTGGGTGACTACTCCAAGACTGAAATTACGGGTCTGGTCGATGCCGTATTGAACGCTTATCACGCGACCTTGCAGGAGTTGTACAAAGACGAGGTGCCATTCTGATGCTGGACTTCAATCATCAACCCAACTTGTCTGAGCAGATTTGCGCGCGCATTGATGGCGCGTTGCAGTCGGCTCAGGCTCAACAAACTCCACGCAATTATTTGGGTGCATCACGCCTCGGCGTCGCCTGTGATCGAGCCTTGCAGTTTGAGTATCTGAAAGCACCGGTGGATGAAGGTCGAGAGTTCTCCGGTCAAACGCTGCGCATCTTCGCAGCTGGGCATGTATTTGAATCGCTCGCTATCGACTGGTTGCGTGCGTCGGGATTTGACTTGCACACTGAAACCTCCACTGGCGGGCAATACGGATTTTCTGCCGTGGATGGTCGTTTGCGTGGTCATGTCGATGGCATTTTGGCGGCAGGGCCCAACGACATTACTGCTCAATACCCGGCGCTGTGGGAATGCAAATCGCTGAACGGCAAATCTTGGAAGGATACGGTGAAACGAGGACTGACCTTGTCCAAGCCGATCTACGCAGCACAGGTCGCGTTGTATCAGGCATACATGGAGCCGCAAATCCCGGGCATTGCGAGCAACCCAGCGCTGTTTACGGCCATCAATAAAGATACCGCCGAAATCTATTTCGAATGGGTGCCGTTTAACGTGGAACTGGCACAACGTGCGTCCGATCGTGGCGTGCGGGTTCTGCAAGCCTGTGATGCGGGTGAGCTGCTGCCTCGACTGAGTCATGACCCGACCCACTACGAGTGCCGATTTTGTCCTTGGCAGGATCGCTGCTGGCGGGAGGTAGCACCATGACCAATGTCGTTTGGCTCGACTTTAACGATGCTCCTGATCAGGAACTCGCTCCCAAGCCACGGCTTGATGCTGCAGAGCTGAAGGCCCAGTTGCTGGCGCGGTTGCCTTCCGTGTTGCACTTCCTGTTTCCTGCAGGCAAGCAGCGTGGCAAGCAATACGTGGTCGGCGATCTGGATGGCAATGCCGGCAAGAGTCTGGTGATTGAACTGGATGGTGCGCGTGCGGGCATGTGGATCGACTTTGCCACCGGTGAAGGTGGCGACATTTTGGATGCTTGGGCGCGTGTCATGCATCTGGATGCGCGGCACGATTTTCCAGCTGTCATGTCATCCGTTGCACAGTGGCTGGGTGTGCCTGATCAGGCCACATCAATGAGTTCCACTAAAAGCTTTGCCCCTGCCCAAACTAAATCTATTCCGGTGGATGAGCTTGGGCCGGCGACTGCCAAATGGGACTACCGCGATCAACATGGAAAACTGATTGCCTGCGTGTACCGCTATGAGACACCCAACGGCAAGGAGTTTAGACCCTGGGACGTGTTGGCAAGGACAATGCGTGCTCCGGATCCGCGCCCTTTGTATAACCAGCCACAGATAGCATCGGCATCACACATCATTTTGGTGGAAGGTGAGAAAGCAGCGGATGCACTGATTCGTGAAGGGCTGGTGGCCACCACAGCCATGAACGGCGCCCACGCCCCTGTGGGCAAAACTGACTGGTCGCCGCTCAAAGGTAAGCAGGTGTTGATCTGGCCGGATAACGACGAGGCAGGCCAGCAGTATGCCAGTCGCGCTGCTCAGGCAATTGTTCAGGCCGGTGCCGGCACCGTGGCCATCTTGCATTTGCCCAACGACAAACCTGAAAAGTGGGATGCCGCTGATGCGGTGGCCGAAGGATTGGACGTCTGGGCTATTGTGCGGGATAGCCAGCGCACGATTCTGAAAGACACACCGGTCATTCCGGTTCACTCGTTGGGTGACTTGCTGGCGGATACCTCGCCGATGCCTGATGACCTGATAGCGCCCAGGGTACTGACCCCGGGTGGCATGGTCGTGTTCGGTGGTGCCCCAAAGGTCGGCAAGAGCGATTTTCTGTTGTCGTGGTTGGCGCACATGGCCGCCGGCGAACCTTTCTTGGAACTCTCACCCTCCAGACCGCTACGCGTGTTTTATCTGCAGGCAGAGGTGCAATACCACTACTTGCGCGAGCGCATCCAGTCGATGGGTTTGCCGGCCGCGCTTTGCCACAAGGCAGCAAACAATCTTTTGGTCACACCTCAGTTGCGGCTGGTGCTCAATGACGAGGGTGTCGAACAGGTGATTGAGGCACTGAGGCTGGCCGCAGCGAACGGCGGTATGGATGTGCTGGTGATCGACCCCATCCGCAATGTGTTTGACGGTGGGCCGGATGGCAGCAGTGAAAACGACAACAACGCCATGCTGTTTTTTCTGCGCGAGCGTGTTGAGCGGTTGCGCGACGCGGTCAATCCAGAGGCCGGAATTATCCTCGCGCATCACACCAAGAAGATCAGCAAAAAACAGGTCGAGGAAGATCCGTTTTTAGCGCTGTCCGGTGCGGGCAGTCTGCGCGGTTATTACACCACCGGCATGTTGCTGTACCGGCCGGACGAATCACGTACCGATCGGGTGTTGGTGTTTGAGCTGCGCAACGGCGCGGGCTTACCGACTAAGCACGTTGATAAAAGTCAGGGGCGCTGGATTGAGCTGGACCCCAATCATGATCGGCTGGTGAATCAAGACTACGCCGCGAAGCTGGATGCCGAGCGATTGCGCAAGCGCGATGTGATTGTGCAAATGCTCTTTGATGAGGCCGCACTGGGACGTGTCTACACCGCCAACCAGTTTGCGGAAACCTTCGAGGGGCACGCAGGACTTGGCGCCAACCGCACCATCAATGAACGCATCTCGGTGTTGTCCAGCAAAGGCGACATCAAGTTCTTTCGCAATCCCGATGACTATGGTCTGCCCGAACTGACGCGCAGCAAGTACGGGTACCTGTGTGTGGAGGGGATGCTCATCCCCGGACCTGAAACCGTGGACACGGATACGGGGGAGCTGACGCAGTCCTGCTTCGCCATCAAACCCACTCATTACAAATGCCCGCAAACCGGTGCCGTTCTCCCTGTTGAGAACCCGGATGTGTGGGTTTACCAGGAGGTACCTTCGGTATGAAAAACACCCCAATCGTCAGTCTGCAATCTGCCCCAGTTTGCTGCAAACTGCAATCTGCCTGCAAACTGGAATCCAGCAAAAACAACCACTTGGAGCAGTTTGCAGATTGCAGAGCCCAGATTGCAGAGACCCCCTGCAATCTACCCACAAACCCAGCAATGACGGGGCTTGCAGGGGTAATTCCAGATTGCACGCAGACTCCCTCTCCCTACGGGAGAGGAGAGCCCCAAAGGGTGGCTCTCCATCCCGGGGCGGAGGGTTTGGCAAACACGACCGGTCCAGTGATGCTCTGTTTGGATCTCGGGACCACCAGCGGCTGGGCTATCCGGACTGCACAAGGACTCGTCATCAGTGGCTCTGCCAGTTTCAAAAACGATCGCTGGCAAGGCGGTGGTATGCGCTTTGTGAAGTTCACTCAGTTTTTGAACGAGTTGAATCAATCTGCTGGCCCAATCCGCCTGGTCTTTTTCGAGGAGGTTCGCCGCCATTTGGGCGTCGATGCGGCCCACGCCTACGGTGGCTTCATGGCACACCTGACGGCCTGGTGCGAGCAGCAGGCCATTGCCTATGAGGCGGTACCGGTCGGCACTATCAAACGACACGCCACCGGCAAAGGCAATGCCAGTAAGGACATGATGCTGGACGCCGCGCGGCGCCGTGGCCATCAGCCTGTCGACGATAACGAGGCCGATGCGTTGGCCTTGCTGTACTGGGCGATGGAGCATCGCCAAGGAGGTCTGTGATGACGCATTGGCAAACCGAACATGTGGCCGCGCGCTTTGAGGAATGCGTGGCTACGCTACGCAAGCTTCCCGGCGATCGTTCGTTGGGCTACGTGAGCTACTGGCCTGAAATCAAATACGAG